AGTAAGTGTTAATGCATACATGGAAAAGGATGATGATGGTTACAGTGGGAGTGTTGATATGAGCAGGGATGATATTACAGAAGCCCATGAGTTAGCTCAACTCTTTGCTGAAGCCGCACATGCCTTTGGTTTCACATATGTTAAGTCTGTAGGTTTTGAATGTGAAGATGGTGAAATGATGTGGGGCGACACTTAAATGGACATGGGGAAGGTACTAATCGACGGTGATATAATTGCTTATCGTGCGGCCTTCTCCACTCAACAGGATGGGTCGTCAGATACAGAAATGAAAGTTGACGATCTTATCCAGTTCATTTTAGAGAAGACTGTATTATTCCCAGAGTTAGGTTTAGATTATGAAGTGTACTTAACTGGAAAAGGTAACTTCAGATATGATATAGCTAAGTCACACCCCTACAAGGGAAATAGAAAGCACGTTGAGAAACCTAGACACTTGCAACACGCCAGAGATTACATGGAGAGCAAGTATAAAGCTACTGTAAGCCAAGGAGAAGAAGCTGATGATCTTATCGCAATGGAAGCCGCCAAACTAAATTACAAGGCTTGTGTAGCCTCTATAGACAAAGACATGCTACAGATACCCTGTTGGCATTTTAACATCGTTAGAGGTGACTATCTAGAAGTAACCCCCTTCGGGGGAATTAAGTTCTTCTATACTCAGATACTAACAGGAGATAGAGCAGACAATATAGTAGGTCTGTTTCGTGTTGGTCCTGTCAAGGCTAAGAAAATACTAGAAGATGCAGAAACAGAAGAAGACCTCTGGGACTGTGTAGTTAAAGCCTACGATGGAAATGAGGATAGAGTAGTAGAAAACGCTAGGCTGTTATGGCTTAGAAGAGAAGAGGCAGAAATATGGCAACCACCAAAAGTAAGATCCGACAACAAGCTATAAAGAATGGTTATCGTTCTGGGCTTGAGGATGTCATATCAGAAGACCTCAAAGAGAGGGGTGTAGATTTTGGCTACGAGACTGTCAAGATAAAATGGCAGTTAATCGAAAGTAAGACCTACACCCCTGACTTCATATTACCTAATGGTGTAATAATTGAAAGTAAAGGACGCTTTGTTCCAGACGATAGAAAGAAGCATCTTAAAGTTAGAGAGCAGAACCCTGACCTTGACATAAGGTTTGTGTTTAGTAATAGTAGGAATAAGATTCGTAAAGGATCTAAGACTACATATGCTATGTGGTGCGAGAAGAATAACTTTCTATATGCAGATAAAAGGATACCCGACGAATGGATAAAGTAACGTACAATGTACATAGAGTAATAAATGGACCATTTCAATGTCCTGAAGGCAATTGGTGGTTAACATGCAGTGTAGAAGATGTAGAAGCTAAGGAGATGTTTGAAGACGATATACCTTTTATTAACTTTGATGCCGCCTATAAGTTTCAATCTTACTTTTTATCTACTATAGATCCTATAGTTATAAACATACCCGACGAAGGAAATGAATATGTCTAAAACAGCAGTTGTATTTAGTTGCGCTCATAGTGACCCGACTACAAGTAATGAAAGATTTGATTGGCTAGGAGAATTAATATATGACGTTAACCCCAATTATATCGTTGACCTCGGTGACGGTGCTGATATGCGTTCTCTCAATAGTTTTGATACTAGGAGTCCTGAAGCTATTGTCAGTCAGAGCTATGAACAAGATATCGAACATTACAATGAATCTATGGATAGGCTCAGACAAAAGCCTAGTCAACGCAAGTACAAAAGACCAAGATGGATTGGGTTCGAAGGTAACCATGAAAACAGGATCAAGAAAGCACTCAAGAGCGACCCCAGACTTGAGGGAGACAAATACGGGATATCCTTCGGGCATCTTCAAACAGACCACTGGTTCGACGACTACCACGAATACAGAAACTCAGGACCATCTATAGCTGAATATGATGGTGTGTCGTATGCACACTTCTTCCAAGCAGGTAACTTCGGTTCTGCTGTATCTGGATTACACCACGCTAATACGCTGTTAGGTCACAGATATACAAGCTCTACTTGTGGCCACAGTCACAAACGAGATCTAAAGTTTAAGGATGGAGCTAAAGCTATAGGTCTTGTAGCAGGTTGCTTTAAAGGTGCTGAAGAAGGTTGGGCAGGTCAGTCTAATCTTGATTGGTGGAAAGGTGTAGTAATCAAACGTGAGATAGAAAATGGTATGTATGAACCAGAGTTTGTATCACTTAAGAGGTTAAAGGAGTTGTATGGGTAAACGTAGTAACTTTGAGAGAGTACCCAGAGACTACTATCCTACGCCCATAGAAGCTGTTGAGCCTCTTATATACCACTTACCCTACGCATTTGATTATGTAGAGCCTTGTGCTGGTGACGGACGCTTAATAAGACACATAAACAAACTAACTCAAGGTACAGGAGAATGTATATATGCTAGCGACATTGAGCCAAGACATACTGACATATTTACTTCTCATGCTCTTAATCTTGATTTTGGTGGCTATTGAGTAATGGACTACATGATAACTAATCCACCTTGGGATAGAAAAATATTACACAGTTTGATAGACCATTGGTTAGGTATATGTCCTACTTGGTTATTGTTTGATGCTGATTGGATGCACACTAAGCAGTCAGCTCTGTTTATGACTTATTGTTCTAAGGTTGTGTCAATAGGTCGTGTTAAGTGGATAGAAGGAAGTAAGAGTGTAGGTAAGGACAACTGTTGTTGGTACTTATTTGATGCTTATAAAGAAGATATGAAACCAACAGAATTTTATGGAAGAGTAGTATGACAATAGGATTTAGAGAATACCAACAGAAAGCAGTTAGCTTTGCTATCTATCCTGCAACGCATAAAGTTCTATACCCAGCTTTGGGTTTATGTGGTGAGACAGGTGAAGTAGCCGAGAAGGTCAAGAAGCAAGTAAGAGATGGTGTGTTTAACAGACATGAAGTAGCTAAGGAACTAGGAGATGTACTGTGGTACTTATCTAACTTAGCTAACGACATAGGTTATAACTTAGACGAGATAGCTGACATAAACATAGAGAAGCTAACAAGCCGTAAGAATAGAGATAAGATAAAAGGATCAGGAGATAACAGATGAGTAAGATAACTATAGATGAAGTAGAGTATGAAACCGATGATTTTACAGAACAACAAAATAACATACTGACAGAGTTGTTGTATGTAAAAGAAGAGGTAAGGAGATTAGATTATCTTACACAAGTTATGAATAAAAGGTTTAAAGATCTTATATCCTCACTTAATACAGCTTTAGAGGAGAGTAAACGTAATGCGTAGAATTGGTAGATGGTGGTATAGGTTTATTAACTATATGATTACGTGGCAACTACATAGGGATGCAGTTAAGCACCTGAATAGGTTAACTGATAGAGAGCTAAAAGATATAGGTCTTACTCGTGGCGACATAGATCGTATGATTTGGTTTAAAGAAGACAAGAAAGATAGAGGGACTAAAGAATGAAGTGTTACCATTGTAATACTGAACTAATATGGGGTGGTGATGAGAATGTTGACGACAGTGAAGAATACATCATACAAACAAACCTAACCTGTCCAGAATGTAATACTTTTTATTTAGTCTACACACCTAACTTAGAGGAAAAGGGAATTAAAAATGAATAACTACTTGCCTACAGACTACCAGTCATTTATACACAAGTCACGTTATGCTCGTTGGTTAGAAGCAGAAGGTAGAAGAGAATCTTGGGGAGAGACAGTAACTAGGTATATGGACAACTTAGTTAAGCCAGCTTTAGGAGATTACCCTGACCAGATAGAAGAGATAGAAGAAGCTATACTAAACTTAGAAGTTTGCCCTAGTATGCGCGCCCTCATGACTGCTGGTCCAGCTTTAGCTCGTGACAATACAGCAGGTTATAATTGCTCTTACTTAGCTGTAGATGACATAAAAGCATTTGATGAAGCTATGTTTATCTTGTTGTGTGGTACAGGTGTAGGGTTCTCTGTCGAAAGACAATCTATACAGAAGTTACCAGAAGTACCTGACAATATGTTTAACAGTGAAACTACTATCATTGTAAAGGACAGTAAAGAAGGTTGGGCTAAGTCTCTAAGACAACTCGTAGCTTTACTGTATAGTGGTGAGATACCTAAGTGGGATGTATCTAGAGTTAGACCAGCAGGTGCAAAGCTAAAAACCTTTGGTGGTAGAGCATCAGGTCCAGCACCTCTTATTGACTTGTTTAACTTTGTTGTACGTGTATTCACAGAGGCTAAGGGACGCAGACTATCATCTCTTGAGTGTCACGACATTATGTGTAAGATAGGTGAGGT